GGTTACAATGTGGTTACAGTGGTTACAATGCAGTAAAATCAATGCTTTTAGCATCCCCGTACGCGCGCATATGAATCGAGTTTTGAAAAAAAGTTGCCTAGAGAAAAAAGCTATAGGTGGTATACAAGGGTATGAAAAGAAAAAAGTCAAAATACAAACACGCAGTAATAGGTAAAAAGAAATATTATTTTTATTCTATTGAGTGGATTGATCCGTGCGGAGATTCGGGCCATGCTGAGGCTGCTGATGTAAAAGATTTAAAACCTGCAAAAATGATGACTCAAGCTTATGTCTTTGATAAAGATAATAAACATGTTTGGACGTTTGCTTCTTATGACACTGAGTCTGCAGTCTTTTCTGATCGTAATGTATTTCCTAAATCAATCGTAACTAAAATGGAAAAAGTTAGTCTTTAGCTTCTTCTACTACTTCAGCATCTGCATCTATAATAGGTTTATAAGTTCGCAAAGCTTTTTCTAACATTTTATCTAACTCAGCTTCTTCCAAATTATCTAAATCTTTATGTAAATGTAGGTGATTATTATTTTGGAATCCGGCAGCTTTACCTCTAGCTACTTCTGCATTAATTGCAGCACTCCAAGCTTTTGATTCTCTTGCTTCATCTCGTAATTGTCCCAACTCACTATAGTGAGATTCTTTTGTGACATCATATTTTTTTAATTTTTCAGACCTGAGTCTGCCTATGTACTGACTAACTAAAGGATAGAGAGAAGGGTTTTGTAACTTACTAGCAGAAACATAGGCAGAATTAGGATCATAACCTGCTTCAATGGCACATTCAGTAGCTGTTTTTCTACCTTCATTGGCCACGACTAAATTAGCAAATTTGATTTGTTTTTCTGTAAGTCTTTTTGGTAAACCCATGACTTGCAATATAAATTATTTTTGATATATGTTCAAGTGATGGTATCAGGAAAGCTATTAAGACAGGCCCTAGACAAGTTTATGAAATCGCCAGTAGCACAAGAGGCAAGAGTACAAGTGTGTTTACCAGACGGGAAATATTACGACATCAAGGACATTAAATTAATGGAAAACAAAATACTTGGCGTACGTGAGACTCATAGATTGGTCATGACTTTGTATTCTTCAAAATGGAATATGGGCGAAGTTATTAAAAAAATTGATTAGCCAAAGAACAACTCACTTAGCCTAAAAAATGATTAAAGGTGAGACTAAATTTTGGCATGAAATTAAAGCGTTCAATATTAAAAATAATTGCAAATTATCATTTACACGCTTGGAAAATAGTGCTGCACATGGTACTCCTGATCTATTGGGGTATAATAGTTCTGGTCACTTTTTCACTGTAGAATTAAAGTTAATTAAAGCTAAAAAAATTTACTTCTCTCCACATCAAATCGGCTTTCATTTAACTCATCCAAGCAATAGTTTCATCATGCTAAAGGCCCTCGGTCCTTTAGCCATAAAACTTTTTGAGGGAAGGTTTATTGAAGATTTAATTAAGGGGAAGGCAGAACCGTGTGCCACGGGTATGGAGTCAAGTCTTAAATTTTTACAAAACGTTTAGCGTCCTACATATTATAGGACAAATGTCAACGGTCAAAGTGTCGCGGCTCGAGAGAAGAGCTTGTGGGCGGGACCCACCCGGGGGAGGAAAAAAATTTGGCTTGTTGCCTGTGGCCTGTGGACTTCGCTTGCGGACTGTGGTGCGTGCTTGTGGGCGGGACCCTCCCTATTTTTTTATTTTTGCTTGAGGGCTGGTGGAATACGACCAGCCCCCGCTTGAGGGTTTCCCAATTTTAGGTGTAGTACAACCCCACAATCGAACACCATTCCTAATGTTGGCCATAAGAAATATTTTTAATTTTTGGATTCCAGCATTTTCTACAATCTAAACATTGCCCACCCTGCTGCGGTGCTGGACATGTAGCCTTCTTTGTAACTACGGTTGAAGTGTTAGGCCAGCTTTTAATTGGTCCCTGGTCCACCATTGGTGAAGATAATCTAATTGTTAAATTATCAGGTTTATGTTTTAAATATTTTTTTACCCAGGCTTCTTTTGTGGGCATCCAATGCATTCTCGACGGCGTCAACCTACAAACGGCGAAAATTTTCTGGAGGTGTTCCAGATCCTGAACATCTCCTGAGTCGTGCCATCTAAACACATCAGGCTTTTTTGAATTAATCAACAGCGCCATGGCCTCGACCCATCGAGGGTGTTTAATAGCTGCTAGCCTTCTGTATTGTGCATCTTGTACAACTTTGAAAACGTAACAACCTTTAAGAGCATAACAGTCATTGCAGACGCTGCCTTCTTTGTCCTGAAGCTTGCCGCCCGTGTTGCATTCTTTAGCGGGTATACCAATTGACCATCCAGGCATTTTTCCAGGCTTGCTTAGGCCTCCAACGATGGACCAGGCTTCACTGGGTTTCATATTCTAACCAGCCGTTGCCTTCATCAACACCCATCATGAAAAATTTTTTTTCTTCTTCATTTTTGAAGGTGTATGTTTTTTTAGTGTAACCTTCTTCAGGCTTGTCTATTCCTTTAACGGCTTCAGTGCCCCAAATAATAGTTATTTTAATTTCTTTCATGAGTCTAATATAGGTTATTGTAGGATATTGTCAATTGATATCTTTAAATTTTTTTTGTGGATAAGTGAAATTTTTTTCTTGACATATCCTATAATATCCTTTATTCTTGGTCGGCGGCTGGGGATGGAGGAGGACAGATAAGAGCTTGTGGGCGGGACCCACCCCGTGACTTGTTGCCTGTGATTAGTGCTTGTGGGCGGGACCCACCCATATTTTTTTTGGGCTTAGCCTGTTGCCTCGAGTACCTACCCATTCCTCGACATTTTAACGGTAGAATTAACAACAGGTTCCATGCCTGGGCGCATTGCCCGATCAGAACACTGATCGAGCTGCAGCCCACGCGTTGAGTTAGCTGCAGCCCGATCAGTAGAACCTACCAGCTAGAGTCGGTTCTACTACGATAAAATCCTAGCCATTTTATCTGATCCCAGGTCCATTGACCCTGTACAGCCGTCAGCTAGTATCGGTAACCTACGAGAGAATCAACTAGCACTTCTAGTCGTAGTTTATGTCACGACAGTCAATAGACCAGGGATCAGGCGCGGGGAATAAAGATCTTTTAAGCGCTTCGCAAAATGCATAGTCCCCGCGCTTTACTCCTATCTGCTTTTGTAGGTGCAGATCCCCAGAATATTTATAGTTTTGTTTCAGCGATAAATATTCAAATGAGGCTGAAACTAAGTTATAGCACAATATCCTATATACTCAAGGACAATAATGTCGCATCTAATTTAGAACCATTCTAAAGTAGAGAAGAGCATGTGGGCGGGTCCCACCCACATAAAAAAATAAAAATTTTTTTCTTTTTGGGGGTTGACAATTATCCTATAATAACCTATAAACAAATCAGTTGTAATAATAACAAAAACAGAAAGGAATACATTATGCAACCATTAAGAAAAGACCACGTTGATAGGTGGAGTGAGTTTGTACGAGATGAATTCGGAATTGCTTTTAATAGAGCAGAAGAAGAAATCGAAGTACAAGCGCAAGAAAAAGTTGAGGAAGTTGGTAAAGATTTTGCCAAAGAACTTAAACTTAATCTTAAAATAAAAGAGTTGGATAAAAACGTAAATGCGTTGAGAGATTTCCAAGATAAGAAACAATCTATGGAAAATGATTTACGTTATAAAGCTCAAAAAATCGCTGATGAAATTTCAGAGATTTATAACAATAGTAAAAAAAGACGTAAATGGGATATGAATAACATCTCTATTGATATTAAAGATGACAACGATCCTGTTGAATACATAACAAAGCGAATTAAAAAAGCTTGTTATGAAGAAGCAAAACGTCATTTTACAGCGAAGCATAAGTTGTATCATGCTTTAGATCAAAAACGTAAAAAGTGTTTGAATATACTTTATACAGGTAGTCATATTCAACCGACTTTAAGCGAGTTATCTAAAGAAATGAAAACCGCTAACATTCAATTAGATTTACCTAATTCTTTATTAGCTTTACCGAGTGGAGCGAAATAATGATTAGAGCGATTTATTTTGCACTTAACTTTGTAATGATCTTTTTGGGTGTAGTGTTAGCAATATACTTTGATTTGTATATTGGCTTATCAGTAATAGCTTTATTTACTTTCAAATTCTTTTTGCAGTTGCCAAGTACAGAAAGCAATAGAAGACTTAATGAAAGTTTTGAAAGAAATAAAAAACAAATGGAGTTTGATTTCGATAAATAAATAATAAACGTGGCGCGAGAAATCGCGCCACACTAAAAAATTATAGAGAAGAGCATGTGGGCGGGGCCCTCCCATATATAAAAAAAAGAGTGTTGCATAAAAGACACACTTTAAAAAAAATGTGGATAACTTTAATTTA